ATCGATATCCAGTGCCAACATAGATTTGCCCAAGCACTACTGAAACAGTAGCAACTCCCCAAAAAATGTAATAGAACCTAGACTTAACCTGGTGACTTTTGTTTTTCATTTGAAGTTACACTCCACCATTAGTTCGGTTAAACAAGCAAGCATATTTATTTCCTGATCAGCTACAAATGCCGCCTGATACTGATACTTAGCAAGCACAAGCACAGCAGCAGGAACGCTATTGTTTTCAAGGGAGCTATAGCAAGCATCGTAAATACGACGCATAAGTACAGTAGTATCGTTATCCATGTTAGATACCACCCACTTCCGAACTTCTGGGAAATTCTTTTCTTTAAGGTTTTTAACAAGTTCATTTACTGCAACATCAGAGAAAGTAGCAAGAATACCAGAGTCAATCTTTCCACTTACAGAATAACGCTGACACTCATTAAGAACACGTCGCCAATCGGGAAAGTGCTTATTAATTAGTTCTACCAAGACCTTGTTATCATATTCAATACCTTCTGCATCCAGGATTTCTTGGATACGCTTGAAGAACTGTGCAGCGATGGTTTGTCGGTCTTTTCCTTTGATTCCAAACTCAACAACGGCACATCGTGAGTGGAGGGGTTCAAGGATTTTGTTTTTGTAGTTACAGGTGAAGATGAATCTGCAGTTACCAGCAAACTCCTCAATAAACGCCCGTAGGAGGAGTTGTACGTCGTTTGACGTGTTATCTGCCTCATCAATAATGATGACTTTGTGTTTAGCAGTTGACGTAAGCGATACGGTCGAAGCGAAGTTCTTCGCATTGTTTCTGACAGTATCGAGGAATCTACCCTCGTCGGATCCATTGATGACATATACATCTACTCCAAGTTCATTGCACAGTGCTTTGGCGACGGTAGTCTTACCAATACCAGGAGGACCTGCCAAAAGCATATTGGGAATCTCACCCCTGTTTAGAAACTCCTGAAACATCTGCTTTGCAGACTCTGGGAGAATACATTCTTCAATAGTCTTTGGGCGATATTTCTCAACCCAAATAAAATTACTCATTATCTAAAACCTCAATGTGAGATAAAAACTGCGGAGGAGTATTCCACCACATTACCTGGGTTTCTTCCCAGTTGTCAAAAATTACAAATTTGCCATGAGTATCCACCACCTTATATCGGTGGCGAATGTATGGTTCTTTGGATGTCTCAGTAAAATACCGAGAGTCCGTTTTATCAATCAGTTTCATACCCATTCAGGTCTCCTGTGAGGTAACCAAAGATATTCATTCTAAAGGTCGAGTAAATTCATTCACAATAATACCAGATGACTCTAGCATTTTCTGCATGTATTCTACACCCTTTTCCGGCGTGGTGTGATCCCCACAGGTAAAGGCGTCACAAACTGCCATACCTTTTTCTGGCCAAGTATGAATGCTGATATGAGACTCAGCAAGCATAGCAATACCAGTAAATCCTTGGGGTTCAAACTTATGCACTGATAAGTTGAGAAGGGTTGAGTTACACTCTTTTGCTGCATTATACAGCATCAATCGCATGTAATCTATATCCTCCATCAACTCAACATTACAACCCTTCAATGTAAAGAGAATGTGTTTCATCAACCAAAAGTGGAATCAGGTTCCAGAGCGATATAATACTTAAGATTATGCCGACTATTGGTAAACTGTGATAAAAGTTTAGAAGAGATTACAACATCATAAGCACCAGGAATGATCTTGATATTTTCTACCTTAAAGTTGAAAGTAAACTCTTGGTCGGTCTCACCAACAACAATGGCATACTCGTTTGAAGTGTCGTTCTTCTTGTCACGAACCACCAGTTTCACAACACCTGCTTCACCGATAGCAGAAAGGTCGGGGAGTTGGTAAACTGCTGCTGCCTTAACCAGTTTCTCAAGGGTTACGCTATCAACTTGAAAGCAAACATCTTGAGTGGGAAGTTGAATCTCCTTCTCTGGTGGAGAAACAATCACATTAGGATCGGCAAAGAAATACTTCACACGACGCTTACCCTCTTTGATGCTCAGATAAGACTCTTCCTGAAAATCAAGATCAGGATCTTGGTGCAGACTCAAACCATTCAGAAACTGGTTCAGATCATAAATGGCAAAGTCACGAGGAAACTCTTCTTTGATTTCTGCTTCGGCAAGAATGTTCTTTGCCATAGAAATAGTTCGGAGTTTATTTCCCTGCTTCACAAGAATCGAGTTATTGATTCCGGCAAAGTTCTTAAGGATGGCAAGGGCATTATCAGACAGTTTCATTGTGCGTTCTTTCAGTTTCATTGGTTGTAGGTTTCACGTTGTGCGTTCTTATCATTGAAGTTCATCAGAAGAACAGCATAGTGCAGAATCTTCATAATGTCACGACGTGCGGTGCCTTTCTTATCATAGCGAGAGGCATACTTGAGAATGTTGGATCTGCAGAATGCCTCACCATCACCACAAGCTTCAATCAAATCCAGTGTTTGGATTCTATCATCACCAGCAGAGTAATGCTGGTTGTAAGTTCCACGGATGTATTCAAGAAGTTCTTTTACAATTTCTTCTTCGTTATACTTCCAAGGTGTTGCAGGAGAGTTAGGAATAATGTCTTCGCTCATATTCAAATTAAAAGTAATGTGATCGTCTCCCATTCCACCACAGACATGGGAACCAGTAAAGTCATTGATCGAAAAAGAATGCTCATCCATTTTTAGTTCATCATAAAGTAGGGACCAGGAATTAACCATAGCAGAAAAGAAAATCGTTTACAAGAGACTCTGCTTTTTCTTTACCAAATTTACTAGAAAGATATCCACTCACAGGGTCTAACTTTTTCATATAAGAATCAAAGTCGCAATAAGTAGAAAAATCG